ATGCTTAAACTCAAAACTGGACGAGTTAGTGGCCAGTCTGACAGAATTGAGCCAACCCAAGTAATTGAAGTAGAATCTGGCCCTGGCATCACTGACATCCGTCAGATTGCTATGCCAATGCCGTTTAATCCACCGTCAAGCACATTGTTTGACTTGTTAGGTTGGTTGACAACTGCAGCTAAAGGTGTTGTTACAACTGCAGAAGAAAAGATTGGCGACATCAATACCCAGATGCCAGTTGGTACAACACAAGCGCTGATTGAACAGGGCGCTAAAGTGTTTTCAAGCATCCATGCTCGTCTGCACCGCAGCCAGGCTAAGTCGCTAGAGATTATCTCACGCATTAACCATTGGTATTTGTCCGAGATGGACAACCAATCTGGCGAACAGATTGAAGTACGTGACTTTGCATACAACAGCGATGTACGTCCAATCTCTGATCCCAACATATTTTCAGAAACACAGCGCTTGGCTCAAAACCAAGCTCTATTACAGATGGCACAATCTGCCCCTCCAGGCATGTTTGACATCCGTTCAGTTTATCGCCGAGTGTTGAAGCAACTCAAGGTTCCCGCAATCGAGGAAGTGTTGCCAAATCCTCTCGGCGCTAATGAATCCAACCCAGCACTTGAGAACGTCTCAATGACTATGGGCCACGCTGCTGCAGCGTATCCTGACCAGGACCACATTGCGCACATTAAAATTCATCTAGAGTATGCGTTTAACCCAGCCTATGGTGGCAACCCAGTAATTGGACCAACATACGCTCCATTGGCTTTGCAACACATCAAGCAGCACTTAACATTGCACTATCTGCAGTCCATGCGCTCTTATGTGGCAAAAGCAGCAGGTGGTCAGGATGTATTGAACCTGCACGAAGAAAAGCCATTGGACTTGGAATCACAACAAGCGTTGGCATTGGCTTCTCAGATGGTCGATGCAGATTCCAAACAAGAATTGGCACAGTACGTGCAACAAATTAGTGCATTGGCACAAAAAGTACAGCAAGCACAACAGGCTCAGCAACAATCTGCTGCTATGGCTGACCCAACTGCTTCTGTTATTATGCAAACTCAAATGGCTGAGACTCAGCGTAAGACTCAGGAAGCTCAAGCTAAGATGCAACTTGATTTACAAAAAGCTCAGCAAGATTACCAACTTAAAGTTGCTCAGTTGCAACAGCAAGTTCAAGATCTGGTTGCTAAGTATCAAACACAATCTAATATTGACAGCCAGCGTAATGCTAAAGACATTGCTATGGCCAATATTAACAACTCCGCTAAGGAGCGTGTAGCAATGATTCAAGCTGGTGCTCAGATGGATCAGACGCAAACTCAAATTGAGCACGAACAAAACATGTCTGCCATGGAAGCCACTCTAGCAGCCGAACAAGATATCCGCCAACATGGATTGCAAGTTCAGCAACAGGCTTTTGAACAACAGGCAGCACAAGTTCAAAACCAAATTGAGGCACAGCATCAAGCCGCAATGACAGCTCAACAGCAGCAACAGGCAGCACAAGAACATCAGCAAGGCTTAATGCAAGCTGACCAACAGCACCAACAACAAATGGCTCAAGCTGACCAACAACACCAGCAACAGATGGAACAAATGGCCCAGCAACAAGCAGCACAACCACAACAACCACCCACTGAGGAAGCATAATGGCAGAGAAAAAACAAGCTGGTGAACTAGGTTTTCGCCAAACATACAAACAAACAGGTCACCAAAGCACTGGCGGCGGTCCTGGCCAAACTAACATCGACGCAGGTCCAGCAGGCTCACACCGTGACAATAACTGGAAACTTGGCAATGCACAAAGCAAATTGCGCAACGCTGGTAAAGTTGGCCCAGGTAAAAACCTCAAAGACATCGACGGCGGCAACTTTTATTAATATTTGGGGCGGAATGCCCCAAAGTTGTGCATTAGTATAATTATGAAGGATATTATTTCCGAAATTATCGGCCGCGTACGCGCTGAGTTAAAAATCCAAGCAGAAACCGTCACTGCGGGAACAAACATCAATTCTTTTGATGATTACAAGCAATACGTTGGTAAGTTGGAAGGGCTACAAGCCGCTCTTGACATTATCGACGAAATTTTGACGGAAGACGACGAAGACAACTCGTAGGAGTTTAGGAGATTGCCGTATGGCATTTGATTTGAGTAGTAAAGACGAACCAGATTTGCGTTCGGAGCAGGAATGTTTCCCAGACGTGGACACTGGTGTTCAGATTCTTGGTGATCGTGTACTTGTGCAGTTGCGCAGGGAAAAGACAACAAGTAAAGGCGGTATCATCCTAGTTGATGAGACCAAACAGACGTTGCGTTTTAACGAGACTGTAGCTAAGGTACGCCAAATTGGCCCCCTAGCATACAAAAACCCAGATGACTTGACCCCATGGCCAGAAGGCCCCTGGTGTCAAGAAGGTGACTTGGTAAGAACTATCAAGTACGGCGGTGATCGTTACGTTGTGCAGCCAGAAGACGATGGTGCTCCAGTGGTATTTATTACACTGATGGCCCGTGAAGTAATCTCCAAGATTACATCGTTCGAAGCAGCGCAAAAGATGCGAGCGTTTGTAGATTAACTTTGTAGAAAGTAAGAGATGGCAGATAAAGAGAATGATGTTCCTCAAAAGGAACTAGATGATGGCACCCTAGTTGCCAAAATAGACCTCCCAGAAGAAATTGAGGTTGAAGAAGAAGAAAAGCCTAAGAAAGTAGAAGCATCAGACGATGATGAAGATCACGAAGATGATGATTCTGATAATGAAGGCGAGACGGACGAAGAGCGTGAGAAGATTCGTGAAGCAAGACGTGAAGAGCGTAAGCTAAAGAAAGAACTCAAAAAACAACGCGAACTTTCCGCTAAGAACAAGATTCAAGCACTTGAGCGACGTAACGAAGAGTTAGCTAAGCGTTTGGCAGCTGTAGAAAATACAGCAGCATCTTACCAATTTGCACAACTTGATAAGTCTATTGAAGACGAAGCAACCCGGGTTGAATATGCAAAAATGAAAATGGTAGAGGCAGCCCAAAACAACGACGTTGCCGCTCAAATGGAATTTTTGGACCAATTGACAGAAGCTAAACAGCGTCTGAAAGAGGCCCAACATTATAAGAAACAACAGCTCGAGACAGCTAAGGCACCAAAGCAAAACGTGCCTAATGAGGTAAATACTCAAGTTCAACAAAATGCAACCCAGTGGTTGAAGAAGAACTCTTGGTATGATCCACAAGCTCGAGACACAGATAGTAGAATTGCCAAAGTAGTTGACCAAGAACTCGCAGCCGATGGATGGGATCCTAGTGACCCTGAATATTGGGATGAGTTAGATAGTCGTTTAAAAACACGCCTCCCACACCGCTATGCGGCAAAAGGCGAAAAGAAGTCCCAACGCCCTGGCCCTACTGCATCAAGCAGAGTGGCTGCAACAGGAGCAAAACCTGGCACCATCACTTTATCACGTGAACGTGTGCAGGCAATTAAAGACGCAGGTGCGTGGGATGATGTTGAAAAACGAAACAAAATGATCCGTGCATACGCACAATATGATCGCTACAATAAAGGTTAATTATCATGGCAAATACAAGAATCAAACGTGACTTAGATGATCGCTTAGCCGATCGAGTTGCACAAGTACAGGAACGCATAGCGGAAGCTGCGGATCCAGAATCAAAATCAAAGCGCGAACGTGCAGAAGCGTTCAGAGATAAATGGCAAAATAGCGCATTGCCAGACCTGCCTGCCGGGATTATTCCTGGTATGCACTTGTGTTGGCTATCCACCACAAACAATTATTACAGTATCGACAAACGCATGGCGTTGGGTTATGAGCCAGTTAAAGCCTCCGAATTAGGTAAGGGCTTTGAAGGACTAGGCAAAATGAGCTCGGGCAAGTTTGAAGGCTGTGTTAGCTGTAACGAAATGGTTCTCTTTAAGTTACCAGAAGAACTCTATCAAGAAGTAATGCGCATGATGCACCTAGAGGATCCGCTAGAACATCAACGCAACATTACCGCTCAAGTGCGTTCAACCGCACAAGAAGGTAAGGGCGGACGCTCTATTCTTGAAGGAGGTGTTTTGGAAATGGAAAAGGAAACCGCCAAAGCGAACAACCCAAATATTCGCTTTAATTAACATACTTCAATAATAACAAAGGAAATTAACTAATGTCCACAACATTAAAACCCTTTGGTCTGAAGCCTTCGTTCCATCCTAGTGGTTTAGACCGTTCGACTCCGTTCGCCGGCACAAACAGCTATGTAACTGGAACTCCTAACTTCTCTGCAGGTTACACTTTGTCTTCTGGTCAAGCATTTTACCAGTATACACCAGTGGCTGTAGATAGTTCTGGCAATCTGACCTTAGCCGCTGCTTCTAGCACTCGTTTAATTGGCTCATTTGATGGTGTAGAGTTTACTGACTCTCAAGGCCGTCGTTCTGTAGCTAAATGGATTTCTAAAACAGCTCTTGACGCTTCTACTCAAATCGTATTCTGGCTCTTCTCTGATCCACAATTGGTTTATGAGATTCAAGCAGTAGGTACCGTAGCTAATACAGCTATTGGTAAGGAATTCAACTTCTCAGCCGCAACAGGCTATACAACTGCTGACGGATTTACCGTTGGTACTTCTGGTGGTGCAGGTTTCTCTACCACTGCTCTGAGCAACACAGCAGTTTCTGCTGGTACTCAAGGTCAAGTTAAAGTTGTTGGTTTGGGTCGCGAAGTTGCATACCCAACAGGTGAACTAAACGCATGGGGTGACGCTAACACCATCGTTCAAGTTCAGATCGCTAACAGCCAGCTCGTCGCTCCGTCGATCGCGGTTTAATATAATACGAAAGGAATAGCACATGGCAACCCCAATGCGCAGTACAGACTTTCGTGCGGTAGTCGAACCGATTATCAACGAAGTCTTTGATGGCGTTTATGAACAACGCGCCGACGAGTGGAAAGGATTTGTAGAACAGATCCAAGGTATCCCACGTAACTACCACGAAGAAGTAATGTTGTACGGTATGAACGCAGCTCCTGCAATGCCTGACGGCACTCCAGTTAGCTACGATCAAGGCGGTACATTGTACATTACTCGCTTCATCTACCAAATCTATGGCTTGGCATACGCTTTGACCAAAGTTTTGATGGAAGACGGCGATCACATTCGTATCGGTAGCACTTTCGCTAAGCACTTGGCTCAATCTATGATTGAAACCAAAGAAACATTGTGCGCTAACTTGCTCAACTTTGCATTTACTTCCGGCTATGTCGGTGGTGATGGCGTAACATTGATCAACACAGCACACCCTGTTGCTAACGGTTTGACATACTCTAACCAGTTGTCTACACCTGCCGCTCTCTCACAGACTTCTGTTGAGCAGATGTTGATTCAGATCCGTTCTGCAATCGACAACAACGGTAAGCGTATCCGTTTGCGCGCTGAGCAATTGATTGTTCCTCCTGCTTTGGAATTCCAAGCAGAAGTAATTCTCAAGTCTGTTCTGCGTTCTGGTACAGCTGACAACGATTTGAACCCAATCAAATCAACAGGTATGTTGCCTAAGGGTACACACGTGGTTACACGTTTGTCCTCTAGCAAAGCCTGGTGGGTTCAGACCGATGCAGAAAATGGTCTCATGCTCGTTATGCGTCGTCCAATGGAGAAATCCATGGAAGGTGATTTCGAGACTGATTCTATGCGTTACAAAGCCACTGAGCGTTATGCTACAGGTTGGCACGATGCACGTAACGTGTTCGGTACTCAAGGCGTTTAATCAAAACGTCTCTGTTGTAAGAAAAAGCCACCCACAAGGTGGCTTTTTTGTTTTTTGGGGCGGTTTTAGCATTTATTTTGCATTAGTATATATAGGAAGATTCATCCCATTCTGACCACCGACCCTTCCCGGTGAGACGACTTAGAGACAGCTTGGGATACCCACTAAGATAAGGAAACTATAATGTCTAGTACATTTACAGGCCCAATTCGCATTTTCAAGCGTAACAACCCAACAAACAACGGCACAATCGCTCCAGACAACACTGGCGCAGCCCGCGTATCACAACAAAGCTACATCACAAACCCAATCGTAGGAACAGCTGTAGGCACAACTACATTTACTACTGCTGACATTGGTTCAACCACAGTAACTCCATTCGTATTGCCAGCTGGCGCAATCATCGAAGGTATTGCATTCTACCAAGACGTTGCAGCTACTGGTTTAACTGGTGGTTCAATCACTGTATCTATTGTTCAAACTAGCCCAACTGACGGTTCACAAACAACTACTGCAATTGCTACAATTACTCCAACTGCAGCTGGTGGTCGTGTTGCTGCTGTATTCACAGCTACTGCAGCTGTTGCAGCAATCATTGAAAACATTGGTACATTAGACGCTACATTGACATTTGCTGCAGCTGCTGTATCTGCTAACACTGGTACTTTGGGTGGTACATTCTCTGTAGATTATACTGCTCGTAACGTTGACGGTTCTACAAGCGCATACGGTTCTGGCTACACAAATAACTAATTAGGAGCCTGACATGCGTGAAGTAATCGTAACTGCAGGCGTTGACGGGACAACAACTCCCGTTGTGCTTGATCAGTATATTACTCCGTTCCAAGTTAGCTATGTTAATTCTGGTTCTGGTACAGTTCAGGTTTCACAAACTGATCCGTATCCAGTAGTTGCCCAGAATTTTACAACGGCTTCCTTTACATGGGTTACAGCACCAACAACAGCACCAAACGCAACAAACTTTTTAGGACAGCCATTCCGTGCTATTCGTTTGTCTGGCGCAACTGCTGGTGATACACTTACTGTAGTCCAATCCGGAGTTAAGTAATGCCGGTTTACCTCGACACCCGAGGTAATTCCGTACTTTCTGTTGCAGTGTGTGATCGCTGCAACAGAAAGTTCCCCTATGTCGACCTCATGCCGGACCCAAACTTCCCTGGCATGCGTGTTTGTAAAGACGACTTGGATAACTTTGATCCATGGCGTTTACCTGCAAGGCAAACAGAAAACATCTCTTTGCGTTTCCCACGCCCAGATGTTAATATTGCTCTTGCTCCTAATTTAATTGATCAACAAGGTGCTCCAAACACCTATGTACAGTATGATAACTTGTACATTGACGGAGCGCCTTACGGACAAGCTGGAGCTCCAGGTGATTTGAACTTGGCAAGTACATACCAAGCATCACCATCTCCACTTAATCCATTCATATATACTGTGGCTCCAATAACTGGGCCAAGAGCTGGCGGTACAGCCGTCACAATCACTGGCGCTAACTTAGGCAACGTGACAACCGTCAAGTTTGGTGGTACTGTAGCAACGTTTACCATAGTAAACGAAGGACAGATTAACGCAGTATCACCAGCATACGCAATTACTGGAGTAGTCGACGTTACAGCGGCGTCTACTTACGGAATAGCAACGGCGCATGGTGCCTTTACATATACTTAAAATAAATGGCCAACTTATCGATTACCCAACTGCCAGTTGCTACTACCCTCACAGGTAATGAGCAACTGCCGTTAGTACAAAATGGTGTGACCAAGCAGGCGTCTGTCTCACAGATCGCTAATGTGGTAATTCCTGGTAAGTTCATTACCAATGTTGCGTACGACAACGCAACATACATGATCATCATTTATTACAGCGATGGCACCAGTCAAGAAATTGGTCCGATCCCTGGATACAAGAGTGCGTACATCGATGGTAACGGCGATTTAATTTTAGTTGATACTAACAATGTGCCACATAATGTTGGTCACGTAGTCGGTGCATCTGGTTACTCAGGCTACTCTGGCTACAGCGGTTTTTCTGGTGCAAGTGGTCTAGGTTACTCTGGCTACTCTGGTATCAGTGGTTACTCTGGCTACAGTGGCTATAGCGGTATCAGTGGTTTCAGTGGTCAATCAGGCTTTAGTGGCTCTGGTGTGTCTGGTTACAGCGGTTACTCTGGCTACTCTGGCACAAACGGTGCAAGTGGCTTTAGTGGTTACTCTGGCTTCTCTGGCACGAACGGTGCGAGTGGTTACAGTGGTATCAGCGGCTTTAGTGGCTATTCTGGTATCAGTGGTTTCTCTGGTGCGAGCGGTGTGTCAAGTACATTCTACTTGTACACAACCAATACAACATCACAGAGCGGTGACCCTGGCAGTGGTAAGGTGTTATGGAATAACGTAACACAAACCAGCGCAACACAAATTAACGTCAGCAAGTTTACATCTGCTGGTGTAGATATTAGCGTATTCCTAGCACTGCTAGAGACTACCGAAGAGTTTGCAATCCAAGACCAATCAAGTGCTGCAAACAATCAGCGTTGGTTAGTGACTGGTACACCAACACAAGTTGGTAACTACTGGACAATTCCAGCATCTTTGATGGGTTCTGGCGGTACCGGCACAACTGGTTTTGCAAACAACCTTCCAGTTATTTTTGCTTTAGTCAACGGTATCTCTGGTTACAGCGGATATAGCGGTATCAGTGGTTACAGTGGTCGCTCGGGCTATAGTGGCTACTCTGGTATTAGCGGATATAGTGGCTACTCAGGTATCAGTGGCTATAGTGGCTATAGTGGTATCTCTGGCTACTCAGGCTCGGGCGTGAGTGGTTACAGCGGTTATAGCGGTATCAGTGGTTTCAGTGGCTACAGCGGTATCAGCGGTTTCTCTGGCATCTCTGGTTTTAGCGGTATCAGTGGTTTTAGTGGCTATAGCGGTATAAGCGGCTTCTCAGGCATCAGTGGCTATAGTGGCTACTCTGGTATCAGCGGCTACTCTGGAAGCGGTGTGAGCGGTTATAGTGGCTACAGCGGCTACTCTGGTATCAGCGGGTACAGTGGCTATTCTGGTATCAGTGGCTACAGTGGTATCAGCGGATTTAGTGGTTCTCCTGGTGCTGGTGGTGTGCGTGGTTACTGGGGTTCGTTCTGGGATACTACAAACCAAACTGC